CTAATTGTGCTAATAATAAATGAGAATTTATCTCAGGATATACATATGTTGTTGAAAGTACATCAGAAGATTATGTTTTAAACTTTAGTGGTTCTGGATTTAGTCATCTTGGTAGATTTACAAAGATATCAGAACAAAAGAAAAATTTTGATTGGAGTGTGAGTGGTTGAAGTTATTTTTCATCAGCATCATATTCACAAGCTGGAGCTGGTAGTGGTTCAATCACTTTATCTGCTGGAGATATGTCAAACTCTGGAGCTTTAATAGGAGCAACATCACATACATTATCGGTAACATTCGCTGATGGATTTAATGACCACGCTACAAACTATAATACGGCAAGAACAAAAACAATATATTCTGTAGATTCATATGATGGTAACGCAGCATCTTTATGTTTGGTATCTGATTCACCGATTGAAAAAGCAGATGGAACTGTGGTTGAAGTTGGGGATTTATCAGAAGGTGATGTATTAAAAGGATATGCATTAGCTGGATTACCAGAAGATTCAGATGCTAATTTTTATGATTGGTCATCTGATACAATTGGTGAAACTTCAAAAAATGTAACTGTAGTAAATGTAACTTATTCATTTAGTAATAAAATATACAATATTAATAGTGGAGCAGTAAAAGGTACAGGAGAACACCCAATGTTGATAAAGGATGCAACAGATGGATTATATAGATTTAAACAATTAATGTTAATAGAAGTTGGTGATAAGCTTGTGAAAGAAGAAGGTGGTTCATTAGTAGATGTTGATGTAACATCCATCACATTAGAAAATTCAGATGTAGAAATAGTATCATTAGATGTAGAGGCGCAAGATACCTATTTAGTAAATGGATATCTAACTCACAACAAAGGCTCGGATTCTCATACTGATTTAGCAGCACCTGGAGCACCATCATCAATCACATACTCATTTGCAGGAGATACCATAAGTTGGACAGCACCATCATCAGTTGGTACTACTGGTATTACTGCTTATGATTGGACTTTATCAACTAATTCTGATTTTAGTTCACCTTTAAGTGGTGGAAATCAAACAGAATGGTCAGCAACTTCTATACCTATAGCAGCTCAGATTGGAATTTTGAGTAATGGTGTTACACATTATTTTAGGGTAAGAGCTATTGACCAAGGATTAGCAGGAACATATGGTACATTAACATTTACTGCTGGTTCATAAAAAATTACGTTTAGTAAAAAACTATATATTTATATATACTAACAAATTGTTTTATTAAATTAAGGTAAAAATGGCAGAAACGCAAAAACTAACAAACGAAGAAATAGAAGGTATTACTTCTATTAGAAACGAAGCTTCTCAAATATTTTTTGAATTGGGAAGAATCGCAATTAGAAGAAGAAACGTAAATCTTCAAATTGATGAAGATGAAGAAAAGCTTGAAAATCAGCACGATGAGCTGGTTCAGAAAGAAAATGAGTTATATCAAGCACTTAATAAAAAATATGGAGATGGTGAAATAGACCCTTCTACAGGCGAATTTATCCCAGCTCCAACAGAAAAAAAATAAGTTTTTGAAAAAGAATTTAATACTTATATGTGTATAATATTACATTATCACTAAAGGAGAATAAAAAATGGCAGAAAAAATCGTATCACCTGGTGTATTTACAAGAGAGAACGATTTATCCTTTATTTCACAAGGAATAGGAGAAATCGGAGCTGCAGTGATTGGACCTTTTAAGAAAGGACCAGCATTTGTACCAACAATCGTAAATACCCAATCAGAATTTGAAGAAATATTCGGTACACCTGATGGAACATACTATACAGGATATACCGTTCAAAATTATTTAAGAGAAGCAGGAACTGTAACTATCGTTAGAGTTGGACACGTTGGAGGATATACTCACGTTGACCCAATCGGTGTTGTAGCAGCTGGAACATTAGCAACTTCAGGTAGTGCTGGAGGTAGACAATTGTTAGGTTCTTTATTTGCAACTGAGAATGGAACTGAATCAACTGGATTCCCATCAGCTACAAACTCAATTAGTTGTCAAGTATCTTCTTCTACGTTTAACATAAGTGGTTCTGAATTAGGAACTGCAGTATCAGCATCAGTAATTCCATCATCAGGTAGTGATATCTCAGATGTATTTGGTGATTCACCGCTTGGTAGTAAAAACGCATATGTTTACAACTACTTTGAAAAAGCAGCTACTGATTCTACTGGATTCTTTATAGATAGTGGTTCATCTGTTGAGCTAGTATCTTTAGCAGACCAGGACTTCGCATTCGATACAAGTAGAGCAACTACACCATATGTTAAATCACAACTTATTTCAGGCGAAAGACATAACTTATTTAGATTCCATACTTTAGCTCATGGTACTGATACGAACCAAGAGTATAAGATTTCAATCTTTAATGTTAAAGCCGCAGGAAGTTCAGCAGCTACAGATTACGCAACATTCTCAGTAGCAGTTAGAAAATTTAGTGATACAGATAAAAGAAAGAATGTATTAGAAACATTCAACAATGTTAACTTAGACCCAGCTTCACCAAATTACATTAAGAAAGTAATCGGTGATAGAGTTGTAACTATCGATTCAAATGGTAAACAAACTGAAACTGGTGATTATGTGAACAATTCAGCACACATCTATGTAGAATGTGTTGAAGAAGGTTCATTCCCAATCACAGCAGCTCCATTTGGACATGGTGAGTACACTAACCCAATCGCAGTTGTTTCAGCATTATCGCCAGAGGAAAGATTAGTTCCTCCAGCAACTTTCAGAACAACTTCTGATTCAAACACTTCATCTAATAAAGTAAACTTTGCTGGTTTAGATGTGGAAACTACAACTACTAAGATTGATAACTCTAACTACTTAGCACCAGTACCTAATAATGCTGGTACAGGTTCTAACTCAGTATTCGCATTTGATTCAAATCTTTCTTATGAAATGACTGGTTCAAACGCAACTGATATAGCTAAGAGACAATTTAGTGTATTCTTCCAAAGTGGATTTGATGGAGTATCACCAACAGTAAGAAAACAATTAGGTTCAAACATCTCAGCAGGTAACTCGCAAGGATTTAACCTATCATCTTCTACTGCTAGTGGTTCGGTAGCATATGTAAAAGCAATCAACGCAGTATCAAATCCTGATGATTTCGATATCAACTTAGTATCAGCACCTGGTGTGATTAGAAGATTACACTCGTATGTGTTCGATAAAATTGTTGATATGGTAGAGGATAGACAAGATGCATTCTTTATTGGAGATGCAACTTCAGTAAACGATACTATAGCACAAGCAACAACTCAGGCAGATGCAGTAGATTCTAACTATGTTGGAGTTTATTATCCTTGGGTTAAAACAATCGATATTAATACTAACAAACTAACCGCAGTACCACCATCAGTATTGATGCCAGGTATTTACGCAGCTAACGATAGAGTAGCAGCTGAGTGGTTCGCACCTGCTGGTTTAAACAGAGGTGGAATCGTAGGAGCAGTTTCAGTATTAAACAGATTGACACACGCTGAAAGAGATACACTTTATGAAAACAAAGTAAACCCAATCGCAGCATTCCCTGGTGAAGGTATTGTAGCATTCGGACAGAAAACATTACAGGAAAAAGCATCAGCTTTAGATAGAATTAATGTTAGAAGATTGTTGATTAAAGTTAAAAAGTTTGTAGCAAGTACTTCAAGATACTTAGTATTCGAACAAAATACGGCACAGACTAGAAATAGATTTATAAACACTGTACAACCTTATTTAGAAGGTGTACAACAAAGACAAGGGTTATACGCATTCAAAGTGGTGATGGATGAAACAAACAACACTCCTGATGTAATCGATAGAAACATCTTAGCAGGTCAAATATTCTTACAACCTACTAAGACAGCTGAATTCATTGTAATTGATTTCAACATTCTACCGACAGGGGCTTCGTTCTCAGCATAATGAAAAAATAAAAACTATATATTTATAATAGTAATAGGAGATAAAATAAAATGGCAGAAGTATTAGAATTCAACGAAATGTTTTATACCAACTTCGAACCGAAGATGAAAAATAGGTTCATTATGAACATTGATGGTATAGATTCATATTTAATAAAAACAGCCAACAGACCTACAATATCTTTCGAACCTGTAACGTTAGACCATATTAACGTTAAGAGAAAGTTAAAAGGAAAAGGTGAGTGGCAAGATGTAGAGATTACTCTATATGACCCAATTGTTCC